GTTACCTTCATGAACCAGTTACCATGCTGATATCCGAGTCAATCAAGCAGGCTTCCATGGACTTGATAGGTATTCAGGATGAAATAGAGAATAATGAGATTATTAATGGTTTATTCGGCTCATTGAAGGGTAATGTCTGGAATCAAGAAGAATGTGAGATGTCTAATGGCTCATTCATTGTATCTAAAGGATATGGTTCCAGAGTAAGGGGATTTAAGTGGAAAACCCAGAGACCTACACGCTTTGTTATTGATGATTTTGAATCTGAGCACAATACTGGTACTGATTATCAGAGAAGTGCTGTTGTTGATTGGATAACTGGACAGGTATTACCTGCTGGAGACCCTACAACTATCTTCCAGTTCTTTGGAACAGTAGTTCATCCTAAGGCTTGGCTAGCTAGGATAGGTGAAATGGCTTATTTTCAGGAACCTTTAGGTAAATTAGTTAAAGTTGCCATTGAAGAAGGTGGAAAACCTAGTTGGTCTAGTAGATTTCCAATGAAAGTTATTAAGGAACTGAGAGCTTTCTACAAGGATCAAAAGAAAATGGCTATGTTTTTACAGGAATACTACCATGTGCCTGCTACATTTGGTGAAGCAGCCTTTGATTTATCTAAGATACTGGAGATAGATGCTACATTCGGGAACTATGAGCACATCACGTATGTTGAACAGAACGGTGAGAAGCATCCTATCTTTACCTTTATTGGTATAGATCCTGCTAGTTCTACCTCTGAGAAGGCTGATAACACCGTAATCTGTGTGATTGGAGTACTTCCTAGTAGGAAAGTAATACTATTAGACATCTATGCAGGTAGGATAGCACCTCATGAACAGATAAAAAAGGTGTTTGAGTACACACAGAAGTATAAACCTAAGCACGTAACAGTTGAAACACAAGGTTATCAGCTAGCTTTAGCTGATTGGCTTAGAGAAAAGATGATATTAGGCTGGGGACAGGCCTTTACAATACGAGAATTTAAAAGTAATAAAAGCAAGAACACAAAATTCCTTATGGGACTAGAGCCAATTATTAACCATGGTGAGTGTGTAAGGATCAGAGGCTGTCCTGGGTACGAGTTATTCGAGAAAGAGGCTTCAGCATTCAATGGAGTGACTAAAGAGCACGATGATACTATCGATGGATTCTTCCTGGCCACTCAAAATATGTTTGCTCCCCAAAAATTTATTGTTGACAAAGTAATTGACCAGCTTAGGCGTGGCACCAATAAGAGGCGTAAGAGAACTTACGCTGCATATTAGGAGATATAGTGGAAAGGAATAAACTTACGACAAAGCAGGCTGCCACATTGTTTAATGAGCTTTCATCTTACGAAAGTAGCACCTTTATCAACTGGCAGAATGAGTGTATGGCTAATAGATCTTTCTATTTTGGCAACCAACTTACTGCAGATGAGCTCTCAGACATACAAGATAGAGGACAATTTCCCTATTCCATCAACAAAGTACGTAAAGCAATCCGTGGTATATCAGGAATGCTTGCTGCATCACTCCCAAAATTTAAATTAGTTGCTGTCGGTGAGACAGATAATGAGAAAGTTGCATTATGCAATGACCTTATTGACTGGGTATGGAGAAATTCTGATGATATTCAGGGATTCTCTCGTATAGTTAAGCGAGCAGCAATAGATAACATATCATACTTTCATGTAATTAAAGACAGAAGAGGCATGATTAAGTATGTACCATTAACATTTGAAGACGTTGTAGTAGATCCTGCATCAAAAGATAGCCTATTTAGAGACGCATATCGTATATCAATCAAGAAATATATACCAGTTGAGCTTGCTAAAGCACTATATGGTATCCAATCTATGGTATATGATGCTCCAGTTAGTTGGATGGATATGCAATCTGATGGTAGTTCACAGTCATTTTTAGGTAAAATGTTCTCTGCAGATAAGCTTTATGTGCTTGTTTATGAGACATATCGTAAACAATACGTAGCTAGAGAAGATGGATTTGCTGACATAAGAATTATAAAAGACACATTAGTTGGGTTCAATGACATGTTTACTGAAACATTACCTAAATCAATCACTGAATATCCTATCATCCCAGTGTATGTAGAAGATACAGAGAACCCATATAAGCTTGGTGAAGTACATTTCATGAAAGGAATACAGAAGTTTATTAATAAAGCCTATGGTGTTGCACTGTATAATGCTCAATTACTCTCTAATCCTAAGGTTCTTATCAGGGAAACGGATGTACCTAATATGGATATTAAAGCATTTGAAGACAATTTCTCGACTCCTGGAGCTATAGGAGTGCTTGCTGGTAACGCTGGTGACCCAATTATAGTACAGGGACAGCCCCTTAATAGTGCATTCTTCATGATGTATCAAGATGCAGTTATGCAATTTGAGCAAGCAACTATACCAGGGGATGTAGTAGGGTATCAGAAAGGGTTCGGAGAACGTAGTTCTTCTCATCTACTCGATATAAAAGAGAGTGTTTTGGATAGTTTTAAGGATTTTGCTGGTAATATTGAAAAGGCCGTTAGTCAATTAGGTAAGGTTGCACTGCAGTATGTTCAAGCTTACGTTAATCAAGAAAGAATTATTAAAATATTAGACAGTGACCAGCGATATAAAGAGATTGCGGTCAATAAGAAGCAAGGTTTAAACATGGAAGACCCTCAATCCATAGACCGATATGTAAATATGTTAACACAAAAACAAGTACCTGAGCAGGAAATAGAACGATTACTGTCTGCTGCAGCTGAGAATAAGGAAGTTGCAGACAATATATCTTATCTAATCAATAATGTTGAAGATTTAAACTTTGATGTTTATGTTATTCCTGGTTCTTATAGCCCTACTTATAAGATGGCTATGCTTAGATTGATGATGGAGCTCTATGAGATGCAAGCTGTAGATAATACTGCAGTACTTGAGTTAGCTCCTGTGGGTAATCGTGATGATCTTATTGAAAGATTTAGTGAGAATCGTAGATTATTTGCTGAGAATGAAAACCTTACTGCTAAAGTAGAAGCTATTGAGTCTACTCTAGCGGGTAGAGAGAAAGAACTTGCTGATATGGGTATCTTTAATGTTGTTGAGGAAGTTAGATTTAAGCAAGAGAAGATCCTTGCAGATACTAAGCTTAAGGCTTACCTTAATAAACAAAGGAATAAGCTGGTATCTAAAGAGATGATAGACAAAATACACGATGATATTCGTGATATTATATTTAAAGCGAAGTTATCCACAGCTAAGGCGGAGTTAACTAAAGATAATCCAAGACCTGATGCTAAAGAAGTGGTTAACCAAATTTTCAGAGAGTATGAATAGGAGATAAGATGATTGATTTATCAGGAGTTATAAAGGGTTACAACCCTGGACAACCTTTGGTTGCTACAAGGAATGAACGCAATCCAGAGTCACAAGAAGCTTTCATAGCTAAATCACTAGGTGTTAGTGGTAATGATCGTTATGATAGAAAATTTTTTACACCAGACATACAGAAAGATATTATAGGTGCTCACTTCGGACAAGCTCCAACAGTGAGACCATCTACCTTATCAACACCTGCAGTGAATGACTCTACAGGTATACCTCCCGAAGAATTAGCAAGGCTACAAAGATTGGATTCCTTGGTGTCTAAGCCTGAAGTATTAAAGGCTATAGGCGATGTAATTCTAGGACAGAATGTTAGACCAAATAATGAACCTAGTGCTGCAACATATGTTGCCCCACCAGCAGCCGTGGTGTCTGATCCCAATACCGTTAGTCCTGTACCAGCTCCTGCTGGTGTTCAGCCTACTGGGGATGAATTCTTAGACAAGTTGTGGGGAGATATGAATGAAACTGATGTAAACACACCACCTATCGTTAATCAACCGAATGCAAATGTAGTAGAGGATGTAGCTCTTGCTAGTCCAGCACCAGTTGTTGCCGCACCTGTAGCTCCAGCTCCAGTTCAGGATCCAGAGTATGCAGGGTATATAGCAACAGCAGAGGCAGCTGGAATACCAGCAAAAGATTTTGATAGTTTCATGGGTAAATTAGACATAAACGACTTCATTAGTCTCTACAAGGCTAATGTGGGTCAAGCTATAAATAACCAAAGACCAGCTACAAATCCCGCACCTGCTCCCCTCGAAGCTCCAAACTTAGTTGAAGCACGAGGAGTGCATAGAGTGCCAGTGGATTATAGTGGGGTCGGACGTGCTGCTGATGTAGATAGGTATCGCGTATAACTTATATTTTTAGGAGACTCAAATGATTAATTATAATATCTCAACGACTAGTGGAGCAGGAAACTCAGCTCCAGAGGCGTTAAATACACTCCAGACAGGTATTGGAGCACAGGATATCCATGTAATTGGCGACAAATACATGATCGATATCTATGGAGACATGTTAACACACAAACCCCTAGATACTCCTCTCTTGACTATCATCGAAGGTTTGGGTGGAGCATCTACTCCAAATCCATACCCAACATGGAACGACGATTACAACGGACATCTATGGGCAGATCTCAAGTTCGACGTATTGAGAACAGCACATGCTTCCGCTGTTGAAACAGCTGGTGAAATGAAGTGGGTCGCAGCTGCTGACCTTTCTAATCAGGCTTATCAGTATCTCTTAGCTGATACAAAAGCTACAATGTACTTCGTCCAAGGCGACAGTACAATCATCGGCAAGAAAGAATACTTCGTAAGAAATCTAGGAAACCTTCTTAGTAATTTAGGATACCAAGCTGAAGTTGGGCTTAATGGATCTCCAATTACAGATGGTACTCAGACTTCTTATTGTGGTGGACACGGTGAAACTCCTCTTTATGTTGCTTTTGAAGATCTATACTTTGCAGAAGCTGCTGGTTCTGGTATTGCTGCTGAATATCAGAAACATCAAATCATAGCTAAAATTCATTCATTAGCTTGGGGAGCTACATATATCGATAGCATTGTTGATATCAGTGCAGAGGCTTATGCGTTTGAACTTGTATTAGATTTCTCTGATTCTAACTGTGAAGACATAGCTGCTACTTCTATTATCATGGTAGAAGAGATCAATGCTGGTGGTGGTGACGAGTTCACAGCAGGGGATGGATTCACTCGTATCTCTCGTATGGGACTTATTGGTGATTCACAAACTCCTCCTGATGCAATAGCTGAAGGCTCAAACTTCCAGACAGGTGGAAATTACAACTACTCAGTAGAAAACATCCACAATATGACTCAAATCTTTGATACACCTAAGTACGGTGTAACTGGTACACGCCAAGCTTCTAATGCTAGATTCTTCGATGAATTCCAGCTCACTCGTGGACGTAATCTTAGTATTTATAAGCAGAAGATTAGTGGTGCTTTGTTACGTGGTGTTCAAAGTGAAGTTATGGACGCCACAACTGGAAAGCCAAAGAGAACAATGTCTGGAATCCTTGATTACAGTATGTTCCCTATCCGCTATATGAAGGAATCATTACCCTCTGCTACAGCTGATACCACTGGTGTCTTGCTGTCTACATGGCTGGACAGCATTGTTTATTCAATGCAAGCTTTCAAACAGTCTGGAGGCTCATCTTCATATACCGTTCTATGCTCACAGAAAGTATTGAACACGTTAGCTAAAGCCAATTCTTATATTGGCACTGGTAACAATCATATGCTTAATGGTGGAATATTCACAGTTTCTCCTCCAAGCAAAATGACTATTGGACTCCGTGTATTTGAATATGAATCAATATATGGAACAATTAGATTCATCCATGAACCATCTTTCGATATGATGCCTGTACTTAAGTCTAGTACTGCAACAGCTGGTGGTGTTCCAAAGCATCTATTTGGTGCTGGTGGATTGAATCCAAGAAATATCTTAATGGTTCTCGATAAAGCTTACATCAAGAAACTTACACTGAGACCTGATAAGATATATGGCAACATCCAAGACATTGGACAGGATGCGTTTGAAGAAGCTATGAGAGGTGAACACTCACTTC